TATTGCCATAAATATCATAACACCAAAAGAAAAAAACATCATCACACGCTTGGATGATATTCTACCACTAAAACCACTAAAAGTTTGAGCAACTGGATTAAGTTTATTCAACTCTTTCTCCTAAATCCTTTTCTAACTTTTCAATAAAGTTCTTTCTAAACTCTGCAAATTCATTTTCTATTTTTTCTAACATTTCTTCTTTGTTGAATGGAGTTTTCCATTTTTCAGTATCACCAAAATCATTTGAAAATTCCATGTTTGATAATTCGTTTGCAACTGCATCCTTGTCTTTTTCAGCTTCTGCTAACCAAGCCATTGCGTTTTCTTTCAATTTTCTTTTTTCATATTCATCCCACTTACCTTCCAATCGAATTTTGTGTTCCATTTCAACTACACAATCAAAACACATTCCATGAATGCGACGCATTTTTTCATCTATCTTTTTTGGAAACATACATACACAATTTTCTTTTCTACAATTTGGAAAAGTATTTAAGTAATTATGTAACTCTTGTTGCCATTCTTTCCCAAGTTTTACTTTATACCCATTCTTTTGTTCCCACTCATTTCCATCTTCATCGAACCACTTGTCACCAATTTTGCGGGATATTTTATCTTCTGAATTATCTCCAATATAACCTACCGCAATTTTGTTTTGACTTTCGTGTTCTCCCGCAAGAAGTTTTTTTACATCATTCAAATTATCAATTTTAATGTCCATAACATAACCTTTTACTTTATTATTTCGTTGTAAACTTTGTTCCAAAATTTTCTTGTTATCATGTGGATTGGTCTTAAACCATTTTTATCGGATTTTACTTCTTTCATTTTTCCACGTTTTGTATTGAACTTGGAAACAACCATATTGAATATCTCAACATCAAACCAACCAAATATAGAAATAAAACGAGACTTTAATTCAGCTAATTTAGCACTTCTATCAGCCAAAGCAGAAAAAATACTTTTTTGTGTCATCTCGCCAAAACTTGGAATATTGTAACGAACATGATTAACAATCATATAATATACATACGGATTTTGAATATCTTTGTATGCCAATTGACTACTACCATTCCAACGCATCAATCTCTTGTAGTCTTTTAATTTAGATACATCGTCTTTATCAACCGCATAAATTACAATGGTGCTATCGTTATCAAATTGTTCGATAACATCTGTTGCATGAAATGGTGTATTTGATTTCATAATCCGCTTAACATTATGACGACGCATAATTGCAGACTTTTCATCAAATGTTAGTGGTTTTTCTATTGGATCAGTGGTATCGTCTGTAACAATATAAACATTTTCTTTATCAAACTTACGGCAAATTCTATCATATTCTTCTCTATGATATATTGCCATCGGTTGAAATTTACCAGGATAAATTACAAGAACATCCTTATCTACCAAATCATTTTCATTGAATATGGCAAGGTTCATTTCCTTAATCAATTTTGTAATTTTGTTATTCATTTTCTGTTCCAGGTTTTACAGGCCAAGATATATTGAAAACATCAACTTGTAAAGTTATATCTCGTAGTAACTGACGATATAATTTCCATTCTTCTTTTTGTTCGTCTGTAAAAGGACTGTCAAGAACTTGTGTCCAATCACTTTCCATCAATTGTATATTCCTACGAGCACGAACATTACCCCATTGGTTATCTATTTCGTTTTGTATATCTTGTTCTGATTTTTTTCTTACAGTTTGATATTCAACAACTTCGTTTTCTTCAACAGAAAAATAAGAACCATCAATAATATCATCCACATCTTTTTGAGCTTCAACAAAACGATACGGATACCAACCATAAGTTTTCAGAGTTTCAACATCAAACAAATGAAAGTTTGAAACATTTGCCCAAATAATAGGTAATGGTCTATTACTTTCTTTAACTATACCATTTTCTACAAATGCATATCTCATTGGAAATTCCTTTGTTCATTAAATATCATATCAATAAATATGATTACTGAATTAAATTCCACAATTTCTTCCAATCAATATAAGGATCTAATTGTCTTTCATAACCCATATGAAGAGCAAGTGACGGTATTGGTGTAAATAACTTCACTTCCCAACGCCAAATATGATTGATAGTAGTTCCTTCTTGTATTTCATTTGCCTCACCCCACTCTGTCATGTATTCAGTTGCACAAGTATAAAATCTACTCCAGAACTTACGGACTATTTCAGGATTACACATAAAAGTAAATGTTGAATACTTGTTTGTTCTCCAATGTCTATCTCTACCGAGAACAACGCGAGTTTCATCAATAAACTTTGGTAAGTAATTATCTGGATCATCGTATGGGTGAATGGCAACTTCTGTTCCTAAATTCGTTTTGAAACGAATGTAAGCGTCCACCATATCAAGTATTGCATTCGGATAATGTAGGTAATCATCTTCCACAAAATAAACTAAATCGGCAGTAGATGAACGACCTCTATCAAATTGTGCATGTCCAGATGCATTCCATCCACGCAATTCTAATGGGTTAAACTCATATGTGTGTTTAGATGTTTTGAAAATGTCATGTAACCCATCGATCAATTTTTGTGATGAATGGTCATCAAACCAAACAAAGTGAATCTTTCCATCATATTGTTCTGCAGACTGAATCAATGACTTAATACACTTAATAACCAATGTAGTTTTATCAACACCACAATATCTTGGTGTTGGATTAGCATGAATATCTATGAAACTATGTGTCCGTAGAACAATATCTATGCTCAATCTATTGGAATCCATTATTTTGCATATCCTTCTGCTAATTTTGTAAGTTCTTCACGTATTTTTTGGAAAGGAGCTTCCCATTCACCATATTTTTCTTGTCTGAACAGTCTAACAGTATCATACCAACGAGAAGTATTACCTGGAACAACCCACGAATAGTAAGGCATGATTGGCGTAACAATCCATGTGGGTTTACCCATAGCACCTGCAAGATGTGCAATTGACGTGCATGATGTAATGATAACATCGCAACCTGCAATAATGTTAGCAGTTTCATCCCAAGACTTCATTTGTTCACGCATATCACCAAATGGAAGACCATCAACTAGATTTTCGTCACGCTGAAGTGAATAGAGTGTTGTATTTGGAATATCATGTAGGTTTATCATCAATTCTGGTGGAAATCTTCGGTGTTGTTCATCTTCAAATTCAGGAGAACCACTCCAACGAATACCAACTTTAAGATGATTTGGTTTTGAAAACAATTTTCTTGGTTCAGTTGGAAAAATAAACGGTGAACCGTCTAAATCTTCGTATTCCATACCCAAAACATAAGCGGCAGACATAGCCGGAACCCAATAATCATAGTGTGCACACATAATTACTTCATTGTCTACACAAATAAAACCGTGACGAGAGAATAATGCCTTTAATTCTGGTGCACAAGACACCAAAACTCTTGCACCCATCTCCTCAAATCTCTTAGCAAAACGAAAATTAAGAATTTGGTCTCCATAACCACCTTCACAACGGAAAAGAAGTGTTTTGCCCTCAAGCGGTTCATCTTTCCATATGTTTCCTGGCAATGCAGGAAGACCAAAGACATCAATGAAACGACCATAATTGAAATGTTCAAATGCTTTTTGCATATTACCCTTACGCATTTCGTGCCATCCTAAATTAAAAAGAACACGATAGTCATTTTGAGGTTGGTCTCTCAATATCTCCTCACTTCTTTCGGGTGCACCGTTAATGGCATAGGAAAGTGCTTCATCAAGTGGATGAATTTTTTGTTCCATAACATATAACCTTTTTATTCTTCAAAAGTATAACAAATATACGAATAATTTACAATATAAACAAACTTTATTTTTAATTAGTATCTTTTTATACCAACAAAATGAAATCCCTTAGCACTAAAATCAACCCAAGTTGTTTCATTACCAATTTGAACTGGCGATGACCTCGCAATAACTGTTCCGTCACCTAAATTACCGGATGTGTTTGATCCCCATAACCAAAGTGTTCCATCTGTTTTTTGTGCAATGAATTGTCCACCTGTACTTATTGCTGCCTCTACCCTTTGCCAATTTGTATCGATACCAAGTTGAACTGGAGAACTACGATTTATTGCCCTATTAGTTTCAAATCCAGGTTCACCGGATTGATTGGCAGCTCCAGTAGTTAATATGTATCCATTATTTTGAAGTAATACTGTATGTTGTTCACCTATACTGGCAGAAACCCATGATGATAAAGTGCCAACTTGAACAGGACTACTACGATTTATAGTGTCACCTAATCCAAGCATAGCGTTTGCGTTCCTTCCCCATGCCCATAGAGTTCCATTTGTTTTTATTGCCATTGTAGAACTACCACCAACTGCACCGGATGCCCAATTTGTTTCAGTTCCTATTTGAACTGGACTACTACGGTTTGCTAAATCATTCAGTCCAAGTTGTCCTGTATTATTGAGTCCCCATGCCCAAAGAGTTCCATCTGATCTAACTGCAATCATATGAAAGGTTTGCATTAATGGGAGACCACCACCACCTTCACTAATAAATGACCATGTTCTAGTTCCTATTTGCACTGGAGAAAGCGTAAAAGTAGTAGTTCCATCGCCATGGGCTCCGTATGAGTTTATTCCCCATGCCCATAGAGTTCCATCCGTCTTTAATGCAAATGCCTCTGCGAATAGTGATGAAACTTGAGACCAATTACTCAAAGTTCCAACTTGAACTGGACTGGATCTATTGTTGCTTGTACCATCACCGGTAGCAAAGTACCCCCAACCCCAAAGTGTACCGTTTGTTTTAACAGCATGAGAATGTAAATATCCAGAAGAAACTTGTGACCAATTACTCAAAGTTCCAACTTGAACTGGACTAGATCTCCATATATCATCGTTTTGTCCTAAAGAACCAAAAATATTCGCGCCCCATGACCATAACGTATTATCATTACGGACTGCTAATGTATGTAGATGATCTCCCCTTGATACATTATTCCAAATTCTAGTTCCAATTTGTGTTGGACTACTACGTGAAATGCCATCATTATGACCAAGTACACCACCTGAGTTTGATCCCCAGGACCAAAGAGTTCCGTCATATGCTATCGCAAGTGAAGCTTCATCTCCGGTAGTAATACTTGTAAAAGTAGTATAAGTATCTACATAATTAGGTCTACTGCGGTCTCTAAGCAATCCCAATTGACCATTATCATTATTACCCCATGTCCAAAGAGTTCCATCGCCCCTAACTGCCATAGTCATAGAAAGACCCGCCGCAACATCTGTCCATGTTCTAGTTCCAACTTGAACGGGCGATGATTTACTTACTACGGTTACATCGCCCAATTGTCCAGTTCCATTATTACCCCATGTCCAAAGAGTGGCATCGGAACGAATAGCGGCTGAATGAATTGCACCGGCGGAAACGGTTGTCCATGTTCGTGTTCCAATTTGAACGGGCGATGATTTACTCGTCTGGATTCCATCGCCCAATTGACCAAAAACATTAAAACCCCAACCCCAAAGCGTTCCATCTGTTTTTATAGCCATTGTATGTGAACGACCTGCAGAAACATCTTTCCAATTAGTTAGAGTTCCAATTTGAACTGGGCTACTTCTATTTGTTGTATTACTTAATCCAAGTTGCCCTGCACCATTTGAACCCCAACTCCACATTGTTCCATCATTTCTAACGGCAAGAGTATGACCATCACCTGCTGATCCAGACACCCAATTTGTATCATAACCAATTTGAACGGGCGATGATTTAGTTCCTACGGTTCCAATACCTAATTGACCAACATTATTAGAACCCCAACTCCACATTGTTCCATCTGTTTTTATAGCCATTGTATGTGAACTACCTGCAGAAATATCTTTCCAATTGGTAAGAGTTCCAACTTGCACTGGACTTGAACGGTTTGTCAAATTATTCAGTCCAAGTTGTCCTGTATCATTGAGTCCCCATGCCCATATTTCATTTGAAAAAACGTAGGGATTGTATGATCTAGAAACATTTAATATAATATTTTTTATCATAACTTAACCTTACACGTTTTGTGCACCGATAAAACCATACCAATTAGTTCCTTGATTTGTAGTAATAAAACCGTAAATATCTTTTTTACCGTTTGTGCTTGTTATCGCAGGAGCAGAACCGCCAGACCAAGTTACCGCAGAACCCCATTGCCAAGTATAAGGTATTCCAGTTCCAGTTGTAACGAGTGTAAAACTTCCTGCATAATCTGTTGGTGGTGGATTTGAAATTGTAAATGTATTTACATTATTATTCCAACTAACTTCAAATACATTTGCAGTGCTTAAATCTAATGTTAGACTTGTTGGTGTTCCACCAATTAAAACAGTTACTTCTCGTTCTTCAACATCGGTTAAACGAGCGGTAGCAGAAATATATGCACTACCAGTAACGTTAAATATCGTTCCGTCAAAATTTAGATTACTTTCAGCTACCGCTGCATTTGTAGTTCCATCGGATGTAAGTATTCTATTATCTGCAGGATTTGATACCGTATTGAATCCTGTTCCTGAGGTTCCTGATGAACCTGAAGCACCAGCAGCACCAGATGTTCCTGATGAACCAGAAGTTCCTGATGAACCTGAAGCACCAGTGGCACCAGATGTTCCTGATGAACCAGAAGTTCCTGATGAACCTGAAGCACCAGCGGCACCAGATGTTCCTGATGAACCAGAAGTTCCTGATGAACCTGAAGCACCAGTGGCACCAGTGGCACCAGCAGCACCAGAAGTTCCTGATGAACCTGAAGCACCAGTTGCACCAGTTGCACCAGTAGCACCAGAAGTTCCTGATGAACCTGAAGCACCAGTGGCACCAGTGGCACCAGCATGACCAGCAGCACCAGAAGTTCCGCTTGTTCCACGTGTTCCCGATGAACCAGATGAACCTGAAGCACCAGGAGGACCAATGGGACCAGGTGCACCAGATGTTCCTGATGTTCCACTTGTTCCAGATGGTGCTGCGATATAACTTGTTCCGTTTATTATTAAATTACCAATTATATCTATGGAACCTGTTACACCAAGCGAACCAGATATTATAGATCCATTTGATGCCGTTACTGATGATAGGTGTGCCTGACTTCCACTTACTATTATTTTCTTCCAATTAGACAATCGGTAACTCCACGATTTATATGAATACTTCTATAAATATGTGATTTTATGATTTCAATAACTTTTCTATATGTGGTTTTACCATATCAAATGTTATTGTTTTTGTACATTCAAATTGTCTTTCAGTTCCTTTGTGTTCAGGACACCAATTCCAATCTCCTGGATCTAATTTGTGAGTATTAAAACACCCATTACAAACATTTGAATTAAATATTCTATAAACATTATCACCACTAAATTCAGAATACGGTTTACTAAAACCTGATATTAAAATTGTAGGAATGCCCAATGTCCATGCTAACCAACTTAATCCAGATCCAATTCCAACAAAAAATTTACAGGATAATAATTCTTTTATCAGATTTTCTATAGATCCCTCTGGCAATTTTATTGCGCCATTTGGATGATAGTTTCCCATATAACCATCATTTTCTTTTGAAACTATTATGGTTTGATGATTATTTTCTGTTAAATAGTCCGTTAATTCTTGCCATCCAGTTGGATTATTCCAATACTTTGTTTGAGCAGTTCCATGTATACCTATTGCAACTTTATTTGATTTTTCAACAGAAGGTATATCTAATTTTGCACGAATTTGTTTGAAATCTAAACCAAGTTGTGCACATGCAGTATATTGTAAATTTTGATGTCTATAATCTATTGGTGTAAAATCATAATTTGCTTTATCACCATCATAATACCATCCAATTCTATACATGGCGTATAAATTATGAACAACTAATCCAGGTTGAACAAATTGGATGTTTGGGTAATTTTTTTCAAAAAGTTTATTCCAAAATGTAGAGCAAATCACTTCACAGTCCCATTTTTTTCTAAACTCCTCTACATATGGAAACCATGCCAAAGTATCACCCAACGCCTTTGAATCAAGCGATATAAATACTCTTTTATTTTTTGCATCATATTTTTTATTAAAAATAATTTTATTTTCTTCATCATAAACTTTACAAGTATACTCTTCAAAATACTTTTTGCTTGTTTTTGCCCAAGAATTTGAAGATAATACCGTAGAGTAATCACAGTTATTATTTTTGTTCCAAAATTCAACTCTAAAATTTTTTTCAATCGGTGATTTTATTTCTACATATCCACCATCAACAAAATGATGTATAATTTGAATTTCATTTCTTATTATATTTTTGTTAAACTTAATATCGTCATACATAATTACCTCTAACACAATCATTTATGAAAACATATTCATTAACATTTGAAGCAATAATGGAATCTTTTATACCGTGAAATCCTTTTATTAAATTTTTATCGTATGGGATAAAGGATTGATGTCCCCACCCATAACCGTAATCATTCATATTAACAGTTTCGGCGTTATCCATATCATGTGTGTAAAAGAAATGTACACAATTCAAATTTACTGTGTTTACAAAAAGATTATGTTCTTTCGGTGGTATTCCAAGTTTCCACAATAAACAATTTAATATCAATTCATCATGTAAAAATTCTTTTTTTCTTATTTCATCTATACCGTTTGAAAAACAAACAGATTCCCATTCTTCAAATAAACTTTTGTGATTAGTGTTAAATGCCATAACATTTGTAACACCCTGTGGAAATTTTTGTGTAGGTAATTTCATGTATTCTTGTAACAAAGGACCTGGAATATATTGATCACCAACCAATGTATAATCCCATGCATGTTTTTGTAACAAGGGACCTGCATCTAATTCTGGAAGAAACCTAAACATATCATCTATATTGGGTCTAACTTGTATATCTGCATCAAGAAATACAACATTTTTATATCCCCTGCTTAACAAATCTAAAAACAATTTTGGTTTCATAAATTGCATATATTGACCGTCTTTTATATCACCATCGACATAATAACTTATATTTTTTAAGTTTGGATAATCCAATTTACATTCATAATTTATCGAATAATGTATAACATCCGATGTTGAATATGAGTCCAATCCAAGTATCAATTGCTCGGCTAATGATTCAAAGTTTTCATTTGAGTAAATTACATAGCACTTTGATTTATCATTTATATTTTTCTGATATATCAATTTGTGATTCTGATAGATGTTCAAATATACAACATCATCCATCCAATACAAATTAAAATTATTATTAGATACCGTAAAAATTTGTTCAACATTTGGTTGAAGTGTTGTCATTTGAAAAACAACATTGTGGTTAAAAACATTTTTCAAATTTATCAAACAATCGTTTAATGTTATGTTTGATATATTTTTTACAGTTAATAAACCATTTTCAAATTTACATTTTATTTTACTTCCAAGCATAAATTATACCCCAAGTATGTGATACAATATAATCATCATCATTATTCCGTTCCCATTTTGCAAGTCTAAATCTAAAATCATTTTTTGCAAGTTTTTTTATTATATTCATAACACGATAATTTTCATTCATATGAAACTCTATTACAAACTTTTTTATCCTTTTGATATTGTCATCTGTTATACTATTGAAAAATTCATACTCTGCACCCTCTATATCTATTTTTAGTAGATCTATTTCATATTCATCCACATACTTTTCAATCAAATTGTTTGGTGATATACATTCTACTTTTTTTTCTATTCTATTATCCGATGAACCAAATACATTTGAATTAGAAATACTTGAAATACATGATCCGTTAATATCTTCATAAAAAGATGTAATACCATCATAAGAATGAATTGCCTTATTTATTATCTTTATCCTGTTATCTTTTCCGTATGAATTTTCAAGTATTCTTATGTTGGTAGAATCCGCATCTACCATGTAAACTTTTGAATTTGATGCAATAAATGGTATACTAGACATACCATAGTTTGCACCAATATCAACATATGTTTTTATTTCGTTTGGTTCAATGTTAAATTCATCATACAGATTATATTCGGAAAAATCTGAAAATTCGTTGTATTTTATGTCTTCAAATTTATGTTTTAAGAATTTTTTGTGTAACGGGTGTTTGTAATCAAAATCTATTATTCCGGTGTTCTTTCTTACCACTCTATCTGGAAAATAAATTTCAACATAATATCCGTTTTTAGCATTTGGAACATATCCAGAATGTGGTGGTACAAACCACCATGTAGATCCAGGAGTTATATTCGTATTGGTTTGAACATCAATTACGGTATCGCTGTAATAGTCAAATATACGAAATTTGTTTATAGTTTCATGTTTCGTATTGTTTGATATGTAAAATCTGTTTTCTTCTTTAGAATAGGTAAACGATATATCAGAATAATTGTAGAAAAGAATATCTATTTTGTTATCACCATAAAAAGTTTCTTTGTCTTTGAAAGAATATATTTCATGTAACAAATTTTTATCTATTACATTTTTTTCCCAACAATTTTCAAGAACATTATTTACACTAAACATAGAATCTATTGAATCATAAAAGTCTATGTTTTTCAAAACAAAATTAACATTTGTGAAGAAAGAATTTGTACATAATATGTTATTTCCCCAATTACATGAAACAAACTTATATTTGTATTCTTTAATCCAATCCTTGAACCTACTAACATCATTCAATTCTATGTCATAACATATCTTATACGCCCATTCTATTCCATTAGATTTCAAATGATTTAGTGAAATTTGTATTAAGTTATTTTCTGCAACTCCATGTGAATACCTTTTATCATCAACTACATTTTTTTGTTGATAAAAATAAAAATCACACATTTCTTGCATTTCAACCGGTAAAGGAGAATGACTTGCTATTACAAAGTAATAATTTTCTCTGCTAATAATTTCTACATTTTTTTTCAATAATTCATAACCTTCTCTTGAATTATGAAAGTATGTTAATATAAATCCAATTTTAGTATCTTTCTTCATGGTAAACCTTATCTAATATGGAAATTCCTGATGCTTGTTTTGTTATTGGTTTTTCAAAAATACCGATTTTGTAATTATCTAATTTTTCAGCATATAATAAATCGGTAACATTCCATTTTTCATTTTCAAAAAGATTTTTGAATACATTGTATGATTTTTTTGGTATCAAATATGCATGTGCTCCATAAAATTTATTAACAACCCAATAATCTTTTTTCTTATCAATTATATTTGTATTATTATGAAAACCAAATGAGAACATTAACAAATCTGTATCATTTAGCGTTTTGCACGCAAAATTTAATTTTTCAATAAATTCATCGTAACTCACATCAATAATTGCATCACATTCAAATACAAGAATATAATCTTCATTTTTATTTATTCCATCTAATACTGCATTCTTGTGTGCAAGGTAGCATCCATAATGTCCAGGTGTCAATTTTCCACCAGGTTCAAAACTAATTTTATCTGGATATTCACACGTTTCTTTTGGTGGTAATTCGGTATATCTCCTGTTTACACATGGAATATACTCTATTCCATAGTTTTCTAACTTTGATAAAGAAATCATAGAATCAACTTCTCTTTCAGTATCAATATCAGTAATCATGTGCATAGCAACTATATTTTTTTTATGCACTTTTTCTTTTAATTTGTTATTCATGTTTAATACATGCAATAATTTTTTAACATTATCATTTATATCTTTTGTTATGTAATTAACTCTATCATCGTATTCATTACCGTATGTTTCTAATTTTTTTATGAAAGTTGGTAATCCGTATGACAATGCTTCCTTTACAACCAAAGGATTTAATTCAAGGTTTGATGTAAAATAAAAAACATCAGCGGCTTTGTAAAATTTATCAACATTTTCTCTTTCACCATGCCATATACAATTTGATGGAAATTTATCCATTATCGGTTTCCAATAATTCTCAAAATTACCGGCTTGATTTCCAACAAAATGAAATTTAATTGGTTTATCTTGAAGTTTTCTTGCAAGTTCAATTAGTTCACCTTGATTTTTTCCCGGAGTAAATAAACCAACATTGAGTATATGCTTAAAATTACTATCAAATCCTAATTCTTTTTTAGCATCATCTTTATTATATTCATTTTTATCTATTGGATATTCCCAAATATCACAAAGTTCTTTTCCAAATTCTTCAATAAAAATATCTTTGCTCCAATTTGAAACAAGTATGAACTTATCTGCTGAATAAATTATTTCCTTTGGATTTGTATTTGATCCATGGGTTGTTACCACTATTTTATATTTTCTATTATCCGAATAAATTTTGTTCAAATCTTCGTTTACAATGAAAGATTGTGGAATTTCTTGAAAATGAATAACATCGGGAGTTATCTCCAAAATAACTTCGTGTATATTTTTGTTGTGATGGGATAGACTGTAAAAATTATTTCCTAATAAATTTACAATCTTATTTCGTTGAACGGTTAAAATTCCGCCTGTAATATCTTGGTATTCAAGACAATATACATCGTATTTATTTTTTATACTTTCTATAAATTTAAAGGTATATTGCGGTAGACCACCTGTGGAAAGATGTGGCACCACAAACAAAACTTTTTTCACAAAAAACCTTTTTATTATTTTACATATAACTGTTGAAGTTTGTATACAAGGTCATATACAACTTGTACTTCTTTTCCTTGAAAAGTACATTCAGAAACTAACTTTAATAAAAATTCCAGTTCCTCCTTGGTAAAAGGAGGAACTGAAACGTTTTGTCTTTCTTTTAATGAATTTTCTTTATTTACTAAACCCATAATATAGCCTATAATTTTTTTCATAACAAATATAACAATTTTTAATAATATATCAAAGCAAAATTATCCTATCCAAATGTACGCCTCTTTGGCGTCAATGTCAACACCGATTGTTCCGTATGCAGTTGCACCGCCGTATTGTGGAGCTGCAGGTGCATTACCAGTTGTCCATTGTTGTATTACACCCATAAATGCATCAGGTGCAATAGTAACTGCAGTTGGTGATAAATTATTTTGAAGTGCCCATCGGTCTGCATCGGCATCAACTCCCAAAGCATAGCCGGTTGTTGAACCTTGTTGAACAATTATACCACCATCGGTTGATGCATCTGATCCAGATGCAAAAAGAGCAAATTTGTCTTCAACTAAAAGATTTGTTGTATCCAGTGTTGTTGTTGTTCCACTAACAGTTAAATCACCAGATACAGTAAGACTTCCAGAAACAGTTGCATTAGCGCCATTAAGAGTAATTGCAGTTGTTCCATTACTTGCCTTAATATCGTTACCACTAACTTTCAAATCACCAGCAACTTCTACATCACCGGTTCCACTAAATGTGAGGGCAGTTGTGCCACCATTCATCTTAATATCATTGCCACCAACAGTAATATCGCCTGTTAAAGTTACATCAACAAATGTTGGACTGTCTCCTGTTTGTAGACCGGTATCAACATCTGTATTTACACCGTTAATTGTTGCACGGACTGTGCCTTGTGACGGTGAACTGAATGAAGAACCACTAACTGTTCCACTTGGAAGAGCAGATACAACACCACTTGTAAATGTTGCTGAGTTTGTATCTAATGTAATGTTTGGGGTGCTTCCTTCACCACTTGTTGCAGATGACAGAAGAGCACCAGAAGCAGATACAGTAGCAACATAATTACCTGTTGTATCTGTTCCAAGAGCAACCGAATTGGCTTGTATTGTTGCAACACCGGTTGATGCATCTATAAGAATATCGCCGCTAACACCTGCATATGATGATGAATTAAAGAAAGTTTGCATTGAACCAGAATTAACATTTAGTGTTTCACCACCAACTGCGGATAAACCATTACCAGCAATATCAGTTAATAAATTTGATAATGTAATTTTCTTATTACCACTTGTTGCATCACCGGCATCATCATTTACAAAAAATTTGTCTGAACCTGCAAGTGTTGTTTTTGCAGTTGTTGGGAATGATGGTGTTGCTGTTACACCTGATAATCCACTACCATCGCCTGTAAAAGATCCGGAAAAAGAACCAGAGAGTCTTGTAGATGCCGATGTAGTTTGAATTTGTTGATTAGTACCGACTAACACACCAACCGAAGCACTAACCGATGCTAATTCGGCCACACTACCCGATACTATGATTTTTTTCCACGCTGCCATTTAATTCTCCAAAATTAAGTTGTTTATATGAATAAATATAGATTACTTCCTGAAATAACTAAACTTCCTGTTGAATCTATTATAGGAAGTTCATTTATAGATGGTAATACAAATTTTCCTTCAACGATAAGACTACCAGTTACATAAGCTGAACCAGTTAATATAAAGGTGTTTACATCAAAAAATGAACTACCAGTAACAGACAATGAACCTGTTATCTGGTGTATATCGTCTAAACTATCACCAAATTTTGATGATCCAGATACCAAAATTGTTTGATAATTAACTACCGATGATGATACCACATAAGTTCTTGCCGTTATTGTTCCGCCTACTAAAAGGTTTCCGTCAAAATTTGCATTTGTTGCATATAATGTTGAAAATCTAGGTGAATCACTTTCTGCCAAACCTAATACACTCCTTTGACCTGATCCAGAAACAATGTTTGTTCCAAATAAATGTGAAAGTGTTTGTGTAGAAGATGATACTATACCACTTGGTTTATTGAGTATATTATCCCAATAAACACTACCACTCAATTCACCATCAGTAACAAATCCTAAATCTTGAATTTGCTGTGAAGATGAAATTACACCACCACCAAATATACCACTAAAAAGTGGAGCAGTAATTGTTCCTTGTGATGTAAGTGAGCCACTTAAAAATAATGAACCAGTAAATTGGTGTGTATCATCTATTGTGTCACCAAATTGAGTTGAACCAGATGCCTTAATTGATTGTATATCAACTATCGATGACGATACCACATAAGTTCTAGCAGTAAGAGTTCCATCAATAAATGCATTACCATCTATTGTTAAATTACTACCAGATATATTTCCAAATACAACATTATCACTTGTTCCTAATCCAATAGAACTTCTTTGTGTAGAAGATGATACTATTCCCGTTCCACCTAATACTTGAACAGAACTTGATACAATTCCACTTGGTTTATTTACAATTTCATCCCAAACACTTGAAGTAATAAATCCAAAGTTTTGTATTTGTTGTGAAGATGATATTGTGCCAGCAGCAACAAGATTTGTCAAACCACTACCATCACCAACAAATGTTCCATATAATGATCCAGATACAAGTACAGAACCTGTAAACTGATGGGTGTCTAGTATATCGTTACCAAATATAGTTGAACCACTACTGAATGATTGGGTTACATTTATTACCGATGATGAAATAATTAACTGTCTAGCAGTTAAATCACCAGTTAGGGTAAGGTTATTAAATATTGGTGAATCCGTTGTAGCAAGACCAAGCACTCCTCTTTGAGCAGAACTTGATATTACATTTGTTCCAACAAGATGTGAAATGGTTTGAACGGATGAAGATACTACACCATTAGGTAATGATGCCGCACCGATATTGGTTAATTGTGAACCGTCACCCTTAAAATAGTAAGCATCAACAGTTCCAGATACAGCTAATAAAGTAACAAGAGATCCAGTTCCATCAAGAAGTGTTGAGTCATCAACAGGATCCGTTTGAAGTAATCTATAATAAGACTCGGAAACAAATAGATTGGTTAGGTCTCTTTGTGAACTTGGCAATTATTCTCTCTCATTAGTTTTCTCATATAAATATAAAAAAACTGCTAATACATGAATTTTTTATGGATTATTATATGGAACCACTATCCAATATACATCATCGGTCATTGGTGTTGCAGAATTACTATCAATGTTAAACCCGTCTATCCTCTTATTTGTTATAGAAAATGAACGAACATCAGTTTCAGGTGTTAATGTAATAGAATATCCAATGGTCGAGTAACTTGATGAAAATGCAACAGAAGCGGTATAATTAAAACCTGTCATGTCAATTATCCATTCACCACTTGAAATTACTCCTGATTTTATACTTGATACATACGATGATGTTCCTGCATATGAAGCAGTGCCATTTAATGAACCCGTAAATGATCCAGTATATGAACCGGTTCTAGATGAAGATGCAAAATTGTCTAACCACCCAAGAGATCCAGAGTAATCATTAAATGAACCCGTAAATGATCCAGTATATGATGGATATGTTTCTGTATAGTTTTCATACGATTCTGACCACATTGATAGTGATCCCGAATACAATTGATATCCAGATTCAAGTATAATACTTCCGGTATCATCGGTTTCTATTATATTGATAATATCTAATGTTGATATATTTTGTATACCGTATTGTGCCATAAATGTCTCTTTTAATATGAAATAACAACAACTACACCACTACCGCCTTTACCACCGGCACCAGATTTACGACCATTTGCACTTATTGCAGATCCACCGCCACCGCCACCTCCGCCAAAATCGCCACCGGCTCCCCCTTGTGCTCCGTCTAAATTATTCCGTTTCCATCCTCCGCCGCCACCTAAACCTATTTTTACAAATAATGAACCACTATATGCTCCACCTGCACTAGCAGTTGCTGCAGTAGTTGTAGATAATCCACCTTTCCATAAACCAACTTGATCCAATCCATAAAATGGCGATGCAATGTTGTTATTAATAGTACCATTTGGATTTGATGCAATTATAGAACCACCATTTCCACCTGCAACATTTCTTTCACCCGTTTCACCGGTTGAACCACCGCCACCTCCACCGCCAGTGCAACCAATTAAATATACCGGAGCATTATGTCTAGAGTTAGCGTTTGTATCATTTGGAGTTTCGTTTTGATTGGCTGATACAATCACTCTTCCCGTCCCACCAGCAATTCCTGGAATAAATCCAAGTCCACCTATAGCAATACCGCTGTATACATCAACACCCATGGTCCCCCAATTGGTTTGTGTATCTGATACATTGTATTTATTTACATCTCTAACTTGAGATCCGCCTCCTAGTCCGGCAAAAGGAAAATCATATGTTCCTTGATCAGTAGTTATTCCTCTAGAACCGTTTATACCACCAGGAGCAATAAATCTACCAAATATAGATTTTCCGCCAGATTGACCATTATTACCATTAATAGCATCAGTTGCAGTAGCTGCAGTTACAGGAGCAGCACCATTTCCTCCACTTCCTACTTGATAAGATACAGTTGCAGCTAAATCCGATGCCCTAACAGTAGCAAATGTTATTGCTCCACCACCACCGCCACCTCCGCCAAATAATTTACGGCCTGGAGAAGTTCCACATAATGCTCCTGATCCACCGCCACCGCCACCGCCTATTAGTATAATATCAACTTTATTAACACCAGTTGGTTTTGACCAATAGTTGGATCCATTTGTATAAACTTGTAAATCAGTTATACCAGCATTCCCTATATCACCTGTTCTATAAAATTCAATTACACATTTTTCAGAATTTGATGGAAGTGTTGTTCCTGATATAGAAGTTACTGTGTATTGATAATACGGTGAACTTATGTTTAATGTAGATACACTAAATATGAGTAGAAGTGAACTTTCATTGCTATTACTTCTAATTATGATAAATCCTTTTGTTGAACTAGTGGAATCATCCCATGTAGCCAAATAACTACCAACTGATGCACTATCAGCATTTGTTGAATTTATTGAAAGAGTATAGGTTGAACCGTTTGATATTGTTGCACTGTTTAGTCTAAATTGTCCTGAGCTAGGAATGGTATTTGTGGTTGTGTTAAAATTATATTCCAAACCACCCTTATCCCCTTGAACACCAGATGTTCCTCTTGTTCCAGAACTTCCTGATGTTCCTCTTGTTCCAGAACTACCGGATGTTCCAGAACTTCCTGATGTGCCAGAACTTCCTGATGTGCCAGAACTTCCTGATGAACCTGATGAACCAGAAGTTCCACTTGAACCAGAAGTTCCTGATGAACCTGATGTTCCACTTGAACCAGAACTTCCTGATGAACCTGATGTGCCAGAACTTCCTGATGTGCCAGAACTTCCTGATGAACCAGATGAACCAGAAGTTCCACTTGAACCAGATGTTCCTCTTGTTCCTGATGAACCTGATGTACCAGAAGTTCCTGATGAACCTGATGAACCAGAAGTTCCTGATGAACCAGATGTGCCAGAAGTTCCTGATGAACCTGATGAACCAGAAGTTCCTGATGAACCAGATGTTCCTGAAGATCCAGATGTCCCACTATTTCCAGTTCTACTAAATTGTAATGCACATTGTTCATTTGAACTTGGTAAAGTTGCAGTCCCAGCATTCAAAATAGTTCCATTTATTTCAAGTCCTGTTGCAGAAGGATTACCACCTATATTATCCAATGATGTCACTTCAAAAACTATTACGGTTGTATCACTATTTTCATTTCCTCTAATTAAGATATATCCCTTTTGAGTTGAATTTGAATCATCCCATGTTTCAATAAATGTTTCCATTGAAACTGTATTAACATCAAAATTATGTATGTATAATTGTGTTACTGATGATGGAGTTGCTGAATTAAATCTAAACTTACCGCTATTCAATCCTGTGCCAGTTGTTGATGAATTATCAAATCTGTATTGTATACCGGCTATATTACCTTGACTGCCACTTGTTCCTGCAGTTCCACTTGAACCAGAAGTTCCTGATGAACCAGAAGTTCCTGATGAACCAGAAGTTCCTGATGAACCTGATGTTCCACTTGAACCAGAAGTTCCTGATGAACCTGATGAACCAGATGTTCCACTTGAACCAGAAGTTCCTGATGAACCTGATGTGCCAGAACTTCCTGATGTGCCAGAACTTCCTGATGTGCCAGAACTTCCTGATGAACCTGATGAACCAGAAGTTC